CCATGGATGACAAGCTGATTGAGCAGTCGCTGTCTGTTCCTGAGCGTCAGGCTGCGTTTATGCGTGCGGGCATGAGCCGTGATCAAATTGATAGCGTGCTGACAAATGCTCGCTCGCGTCTTGAAGAGCGAGCTAACAACATAGCCGAAGTCAAAGCACTTCGTGGTGAACAACGTCAAGCGCAGAGAGATGCAAAGTCGGCTCAGGCTGCGGCTAAAGAAGAGAACGAAGCGGCTGCGGAAAAAGTGCGTCAGACGGGCCGCGAGATGCAAAAGGTCGATGAAGGCCGAAAAGCGGAAGAACTTGCCAAAAAACAGGCTGACGCTGAGTTTGCCTCAGCTCGGGCATTGCGTGTTGATGCGCAAGCAAAACGTAGAGCGTTGGGTGAACTGACTCCTGACATGCGCGATGCCATTAACATCGAAGCTGAAAAGATTCCGCTCAACACGACCGAGGGGTTGGCTCGTGCTACCACTTTGGCGACGATTTTGGGCGGCGTTGGAAGCATTGCCTCTGGGTCTATTCTTGGCGGCATGATTGCAGCGGGCAGCGCTATTGCAGCGGGAACTGGACGGCGGGTGTACGTTAAATCCCAGCAGAAGCAGATTGCTAACGAAATAGAAACTATTGTTAGCAAAATCTTGAAAGACGACACAGGCGGCGTTGTGTCTGCTATTGAGAAAAAGATTGAACGCGCTAACGACGTTGCCGCAGCACAGCGGATTGCCAACAAGGCTCTTGCTCAATTGGGCTATAAGCCGGGTGTTGGCGCGGTGACCTCTAGCGTCATTTACAACGCTTACGCCAAAGAGCCTGAATCAGAGGAAGAGCCTGCCCCGGCTGTTGAACCCGAAGCTCCTGCTGCTGAACCCTACAGCTACGAGAGCTTGACCAGCGATCAGCGCGCCAAGCTTGGGGATTACTTTTCGTCTATGGGGCTGAACAAAGACTTTTTGATGAATGCCAGCACGTTCAACGCAACGCCGTTGGAGAAGCGCAAAAAGCTCTTTGATGCAATGCAGACTCGCAATATGGCTCGTGGTGGGTCTGTTTACACCCCAGCAGAAGAGGTCTTGCTAAGACGCTACTCAAGCAGGTAGAGTTAACCCTATGAAAAAGAAGGACAAGTACACCCCGGTCCAGATTGAGGACGGCAAGTGGTACCGGGTCCGGGGTTATACGCACACAGAGTGTTGCGACTGTGCTTTGGTACACAAGGAAGAGTACCAATTGAACGACGGTCATCTGGAGTGGAGGGCTACCCGTGATGATCGGGCCACTCAAAAGCGCCGCAAAGAACTGGGGATAAAGGTGCAACGTGCCTCAAAGACTGACGGATGAAGAGTTTAGGTTCTTGTGGGAATCCTGCAACGGAGACGCCAAAAAGGTAGCAGAACGATCAGGAGTCACTCTCAGGCAGATTTACCATCGGCGGCGATACCTTGAAGGCAAGTATTCGATTAGCCTGAAGGCTAAGACTAGACCCGTTGGCAATTACAACAACAGCGAAAAGATAAAAACAGCAGAGCGTCTGGATAAGCTGGCCGAAGCGCGACAAAAGCGTTATGAAAAAGAAATGGGTGTCAACGTCAAGAACGGCGTGGTGCTCGTGGGGTCTGACGCGCATTACTGGCCCTTGATCGTCTCCAAGGCGCACGAAGCCCTATGCCGGTTAGCCAAGCAGCTTAGTCCGGCTGTCATCATATTGAATGGCGATGTGCTGGACGGCGCTCGGATCAGCCGTCACCCGCGAAACCTATGGGAAAAGCAGCCGTCGCTTAAAGACGAACTCGCTGCCGTTCAGGATCGTTGTGCTGAGCTAGAGCGTGCCGCCCCCAAGGCTGCTTTGATACGAACCATTGGCAACCACGACGCTCGTTTTGAGCGGTATCTGTGCGAAAACGCTCCAGAGCTGGAAGAGATGAGCGGATCTACTTTGCTTGACTATCTTCCGCGTTGGCGAGCTGGGTGGGCTGTTCACATCAATGCGCAGACAGAGGGATGGACCGTAGTGCGGCATCGGCCTGTATCGGGCGGCATTCATTCAGCCTATAACAGCGTCTTGAGATCCGGCGTGAACTACGTGCATGGTCACCTTCACAAGCTGGAGCACAAGCCGTGGGGGGATTACCGTGGCCGTCACTGGGGCATTGATTGCGGAACACTGGCTGATCCCAAAGGACCGCAGTTTGACTATACCGAAGCAGGGCCGCTCAACTGGGGCAGCGGATTCTACGTGTTGACCTACAAAGACAGTTGTTTGCTGCCACCGGAGCCATGCATTATTGAGCGCGAGCGAGCGTGGTTTCGAGGCAAAGAGGTCTAGGGAAACCGGACTCCTTCAGTATCCACGCGCTGGTTTTGGAGTGAGTCTACGTAAGCCGTGACGATGGCTTCGATGAACTCGTCAAACTGATCTGGCCTGAACTCCAAAAAGTTATAAGTCCCGCTGGCTTCGATGAACATTCCGGCAGCGGCAGAGGCTTCGTTGAGGGCGATCTTTTCGTTAGGTGACTTGTCGATCATATAGTCATCCATGCACCGCATTGAACAGAACCGGGCTTTCGGGCGCAGCACCCCCGCCGGAGGAAGGTACAGGAACCCCCGAGCTTCCCGCTTGCATATTCTGCACAAACCTAAACTCGACAATCTCTGTGTACTTACCATTCTTTCGGACTTTGATTTCAACGGGCTTTATCAAGTTTTCGGCTTTGGCGATAGCATCTACGGTCGCATTAGGGAGGATGCCGGGGCCGGTCATACGCCTACGCCACCACTTGAGCGCCTTGTCCTTGGGATAGCCCTTGTGGTCAAAGCAGACCCATTCCCGATGAACGTCGAGTCCGCAGCGGTATTCAACCCGCATGGAGTCCGGGCTACCGGCTTTCTTGTGTAGCCTATAAACCACCGCATTGACCTTGTGCCATGTCGCCGGGGCATTGGCGCTCATCACAGGCAACGTCGTTGCCGTCTGGTCGATAGCGGGCGGGGTCGCTGGCCACTTATAGCCACAGTCCGGGCATTCAGACGATCCCGCAAAGACGATGCTCTGACACTTGGGGCAGGTTTTAGTCGGCGCTACGCCTTCTCCGTTCGATTTACGGGGCTTCTTGGGGTTAACCCGATCCACAGGCCCATGTCGGGCGATGTTGCCTGCAAAGTCCAATACGAGGCAGTCATCCTTACCCGGATGGTTCCGCATGCCCCGACCCATGATTTGTATATACAAGCCGGTTGACTGAGTGGGCCGCAGGATAGCCAGCAGGTCCACCGCCGGGGCATTGAAGCCCGTAGTCAGTACGCCCATGGACGCCAGCGCACGAATCTTGCCTTGCTTGAACTCGCGCACGATGCGGTCGCGCTCAGCGGTTGGCGTGTCCCCGAAGATGGTTTCGCAGCTTACCCCGTAGCGCCGGACAATCTCCGACACGTTGGTGGCATGGCCAACGCCTGAGCAAAAGATCAGCCACGACTTACGGTCAGCCCCGTAGGCCATGATCTCCCGTACTACCGACTCGTTAACGTCCGCTCGGTTGACGGCTTTTTCCAGTTCGCCCGGAATGAACTCGCCGCCTCGGATACCCACTTGGGAGACATCCAAACGGGTCTTTGGCTGCTTTGATACCAAGCGCGTGAGGTAGTTCTGTTCAACCATGTCTTTGAGATCGGCTTCATACGAAATCCCGTCAAACAGCGCCTCGTCGCCCGAGTGCAGCAATCCTGAGTCCAAGCGGTAGGGCGTAGCCGTTAGACCAATCACTCGCACATGGGGGTTCATTATCTTCAAATTGTTCAGAAACTTCTGATACATCGTGTTCGTCTTGCGCGGAATCAGATGCGCTTCGTCCACGAGCACGAGGTCTACCTTCGTAAAGCCTGATGCTTTCTTGTAAACCGACTGTATCCCGCAGAACACGATAGACGGGTCAAATTCGCGTTTTTTAAGCCCTGCCGAATTAATGCCCGCAGCCGCTTCGGGCCACAGGTTCTTCAGTTCATCGTAGTTCTGCTTAATCAATTCGCGAACGTGCGTGACAATCAGGATCTTGCTATCTGGCCATTGCTGCAAAATCTGACGACAGAACTCCGCAATGACAATGCTCTTGCCGGTTCCCGTAGGCAGCACGATCAGCGGATTGCCGTCGCCCTCGCCTAGATACTTCAGCGTGGCATCAATGGCTTCGGATTGATATGGTCTTAACGTAATCACGAATTCAACTCCGGCTTAGGAAGCTGAGACAAAATCTTCGTCACGATGTTCTTGACGAGCAGCAGTTCGGGGACGTTCTCGGACATGATGAGTGAGTAGCCGTAGATGTCTAATCCCTTCAGGATCAGGATCATTTCATCATCGGTCAGCGTGAACTCTGCGATCTGCTCATCCTCTATCTCGCTGTGTCTATCCATATCGTCCCACCCCTTAACTTGTACTCGACCCAGTTAGGACCCGAGTTTACCTGCTCACCGGGGATGAGATCAGGGACGTATAAATGGTTCTCGCAGCCTTGTTCTTGGGCTGGCATGTCTAAGTCTTTCTTGTGCAATTCACACTTCCACCCGCCTTCTTGCTGCGGGCTACTGTGCAAACAGGTGCGGCACGATTTGCGCTTCGGCAGTTCGTCTTCGTGGCACATACTGCGAAACGAACAGTACTTACACTCGTGCCATGCCGGATCGCTGGAGATCTTGAGCGCAGGGCGGGGAGAGAAGATGATGCGTCTTGCCCGCTCTATGTACTTCTCGGCTTCGCCCGGATCGTATTCCGTTACAACACTTGTTAGATCCCGCACCCCCGGCGACCCTGCCGTCAGGTAATGCTTCTTAGCACCGAAAAAATGCATGTAAATCTGAGCCTGTGCGTAATACACAATGTCCCAGTTTTTAAGCGCCGTGTTTTGATCAGAGTCCGTTAGCTTTTGCAGCTTCTTGAACTTCTGCTCGTTGATGATCTTGCACTCCCACACATACAACGTATGGGCATCTTGCAAAAGTCCGGTTAGCAGCCCATCGCAGTTGCCGCGAAAGTGCCCGCCCAAATGCTCGAAAGAATGCTGAACACCGGGTTCCTTTTCCGTGGAAAGGTCTAACCCCGGAACCATCCGGAGCAGATCTGCAACGACCTGTTCGCCCCGGTGTCCATCATTGATTCGTCGTAGCCCCGCAGCCTCAATGAAGCCGCGCTTAACCCACCTGAAGTTCAACCACAATTTGCGGTCGCAGGGGTCTCCAATGGCCGATGCTCCAAGGTAAGGACGAGTCCTTACTTCCTGAGTATTCTCAAGTGCATTATCTATTGCTCGTAAAGTCAGATCTTCAAGTTCTGGTAGCTTAACCATGCCCCCTCCGAAGAGGGGCGCGACACGCGGGGGAGCAGGTGGTGGGTGGGGATACCGCTCTCTCGAATGCCGCGCCCCAACTGTTACTTCTTGTGACGTTCCCAAGGCTTCGCCGTTACAGCGCCGGTTGGTGCCGGAGCAGCCGCAGCCGCAGGAGCCGTGCTTACGCCATTGAGGGACATGTACGCCGGTCGAGCTTCCAGAGCACCCTGCTTGTTTTCCTTGTGGGTGATGGCAACCTTTAGCGGCTTGTTGTGCAACTGCACCGAGTCAGTCGGCAGGTTCTCAAAGTTGAGTGCCGAGCAAATGTTAGCCAGTTGCTTGCGGGCGATCTTGACCGCAGCCTCGTTCTTGTTGAAGAGGTTCAAGCGGTCCCAGAACTTGCGACCCGCGTACTTCGGGCCAAGGATGCTGAACTCCAGCCAGAGATACTGACCGTCGCCCGCCTTCGTTGCGCGCAGCTCGGAGTCCACAATCTGCATCTGATACTCACCAGCGGGCAGAATCTCAGGCGAGTCCTCGCCCATGTTCTGGAAGTCAGCAGGGTTCAAATTTAAAAGCGCCATGGTCTTACTCTCCTACGATGTTGTTCATAGCGGTGCCCAAAGCATCCGCAAACTTGGGGTAATCAAGCGGCAGCATGTCCGGCAACGGCCAACGTGACTTGGCTTGCCACCCCGGTCGCTCTTGCGTGTAAATGACGCGATTGCCTGTGCCCACCGCACGAGTGACTTTTTGGTTGAAGCCAACGTCGCTCTTGACGGTCGAGTACTGCTGATTAGCAAACATAAGGATGTCGCACCACTCACTAATCAGACTGGCGCTGCCGTGATGCAGGTCCAACTGATAACGGTCATACGGGTCCGCAAGCGGGTCATCGAATCGCTTGACTTGCGTATGAGCAAGCAGAATCACCTGCATGTTCTTCACGTTCCGCAAGTGATCAAACCCGTCAAGTATCTGCTTCCAGTACTCCGTCGCGGACTTGTAGCCACGCCCGTAGCCAATGGCGTCGATGGTCGGGACGTTGTTGTCCTTCGCCACGCGCTTGTGGACGAGCTGCTCTGCCCAATCCGCAGAGTCAAGCACCACGGTGTTGAAGTCGTGATCCTCGGCTGCGAGTGCGCCAATCGCGTCCATGATGTCGTCCATTGACTGGCAGACCGGGAACGCATTGACGTTGATTGCATCCAACCCTTCTTCGGTCACGATGTAGACCGGGTTCGGGGCTTGTGAAGCAAAGGTTGATTTACCGATGCCGTGAGTGCCGTACACCACAATGCGCGGCGGACGAGCAACCCCGGTCTTTCTCAGACTGCTTAATGAAATAGCCATCTCATGCTCCCATGACGATTTGAACGGTGGTTTTTGCAGGTTCCACAGTCAGCGCCGGAGCGAGGATTTTGTAGAACGCTGGTTCATTGTTGGCGAGATACTTCACGCCAGTCTCATCCAGAGCGCGCTTCACCGGCCAGAGCGACTCGGGGATCTTGCTCGACACTTGGTCGAATTTTTCCCAGTCTATCTTGCGATTCACGCGCCCTGTAATCGTGACCTTGAAGTCACCGATGCTGTGGGTCTTGCTGCCCTCGTCTCGCTTACCCAATACGGTAACGAGTTCTTCTTCAAGTTGGATGCGCTGGCGTTGCGCTTCCTTTTCCATCTGCTTCGCAGCGAACAAGTCTGCTGCAATTTCGATCTCATTTCGCATAAAGGTTTCCTTGTTTAGTGTTCAGTTTTCAGGTTTGGGACATGGGACAAGACCGGACAAAGCCGGACAATTCCTCCCATGTCCGAAGTGGACGTTACTCCTACTTGTGACGAAATGCAAGCGGTGGCATCATGTCACCAATCCTAGGAGGACAAATGACCTTAAACGAATGGCTTGAGCGAAACTGCTTGACGCACGAAGAGTTCGCTGATATGTGCGGCTGCACTCGTTCGGCGGTAACCCGGTGGGTCTTGGGGGCTCGACTGCCGCACCCCAAGTGGCTGAAGGTAATCCACCGCAAAACCAAAGGTCAAGTCACAATGTTCCGTCAGGGACAGAACGACCGGGAGCGAGCGTTCATTCTGCTCTACACACGGGGATTTACCGTAGAAGCTGCGGCGAAAAGACTACGTATTCACCGCAATACGCTTTCCAAGTTTTTTAGAGGGCAGGCTCAGACGCCGCCCGAAATCGTGTCACGTATATACAAATTAGCGGGGTTGGAATGATTGATCTCATCATTTACGGGAAGCCTGTAGGTAAGGCTCGTCCGCGCTTTGGCAGAAACAAGAAGGGCGGCGTGGTGACGTACACGCCAACAGAAACGAAGATGTACGAGCAGGGCGTGAAGACGCTTGCGCAGGTTGCTATGTTCGGAAAGTCCATGCTAGAAGGACCAGTGAAGGTTACGATCAAAGCGTACTTTCAACACAGCAAAAAAACGGGATGGCACATTTCGCGTCCGGATCTTGACAACATTGTCAAGGCAATCCTCGACGGCTTGAACGGCACCGTATTCAGCGACGACGCTGCGGTGTGTCAACTTGTTGCCTCCAAAGAATACGGCGAAGAACGAGTTGAGGTTCAAGTCGAAAATGTCTGACAGTTACATTGAACAATACGCCACGAAGCTCGTAGACGGCGGCTATCGCATCATTCCCATTATGCCGGGGACCAAGCGCCCCGGTCGCTACGATGGCGAGAAGTGGGGTGATTTAGCTCGTTGGACCGAGATTGACGCGCAGCAAGTCCACATTGACTTGTGGTCTAAATGGCCCGGTTGCGGCATCGGTATCCTCACCGGGGAAGTCGTTGCCATCGACATTGACATTTTGGATGAAAGCATCGCCGTAGCCATTGGCGAAGTCTTCCAGAAGAAGCTCGGTCGCACCGACATGATCCGCGTGGGCAAGTCGCCCAAGGCGCTTTATCTCTATCGGACATTAGAGCCCTTTACCAAGATTTCGCTGCACCCGATTGAGGTGCTCGCGCAGGGCCAGCAGTTTGTGGCCTACGCCACGCATCCCGAAACCGGCAAGCCTTACGCATGGCCTTTGGACGCCCCGCACGAAGTCCCGGTCAAGGCCCTTCCCATTGTCACCCGCGAGCAAGTGCTGGAGGCCGCTGAGGAAGCTTATAAGTCCCTCCCGCCAAATTTGCGGCGTACCCGGCTCGTCACTACGGTTGTGCCAGATAAGGACGCTAAAACGTCCTACGACGGGCTCGTGGGCACCATGGCGGCGGTTGAAGACGCGCTCAAGTTTGTTCCAAATCCTGACTTGTCTTGGGACGATTGGAACCGCATCGGCATGGCGATCTACTGCGCGACCGAAGCCAAGGGGCTGCATATCTTCGATCAATGGTCGCGTGAGTCCGGCAAATACAACAGTCTCGAAACCACCCAACGGTGGGAGCATTACAGCAAATCGCCGCCCTCCAAGATTGGCGCAGGGACGCTCTATTACTTCGCACAAAAGAACGGCTGGGCACCGCCTCCGCATCTTGATCTTAACCCGCAAGTCCGCGCCGTTAAGGTAGATCTGACTGGGCTCAAAGAACCGAAGAAAATGCCCCGCAGTACCCGCGAGAACTTCCCGCAGGACTGGTTCACAAGCCCCTCTCTTGTCGGTCGCGTCACGCGCTGGATCAATGCGACCTCGCAGCAGCCACAGCCTACCTTTGCGCTTGCGAACGCGCTTGCCATGTTCGGCGCGATCTTTGGGCGGCGCTACGCCATGGCGCATCTCAATACACGCTGTAACCTCTTTGTGATTGCCGTTGCCAAAACAGGCGCAGGCAAAGACCACTCTCGGCAGCGCATCAAGGAACTCATGGCCGCAGCGGGGTTGCATCAACATATCTGTGGCGACCGCTTCAGCTCTGGCGTAGCTATCTTGCGAACGCTCTTTGAGTTCCCCTCGCGCATCAGCCACCTCGACGAGATGGGCCTGTACCTTCAGAGCCTGACCGCCAAGAACGCTGCAAGCCATCAGCGCGACATCATCAAAACCTTGCTTGAAGTCTACTCCAGCAGCGGTGGCATGTATCACGGTCAAGAATACGCGGACGTTACGAACCGCATCCGCTACGACATCAATCAGCCTAACTTCAACTTCTTTGGCACGACCACGCCGCGCACGTTGATCCCGGCGCTGAACTTCGACATGGTGGATAACGGTACGCTCTCGCGCTTCCTGCTCATTCCCCCGTTTGAAGACTACCCCGACACGCAAATGCCGGAAGCCATCCCGGTTCCCGAAGACATTGTGAAAGACATCATGGACTCGTGTAACGTCGTTCCGGCGGGCGTAGGCAACCTTGCGAATCAACCCTCGTTGCCCAACTCGCCCGTCGTGCCCATGGTGGTGCATTGGGAGGCTACGGCGTTCGATGAGTACAAGGCCGTCAGAGACTGGCAGCTCAAGCAGTCGCGCTCGGATGACGCTCTCTGGGTGCGCTATAGCGAACTCACCGTCAAACTCGCCATGATCGAAGCCATAGCGCGTGATCCCATATCGCCTACCGTGACTTTTGACATCTTCAAGATGGCGAATGATTTGGTGCGCTGGTCGTTCAATTACACGGCAGACTTGATCCACCGCGAAGTGGCAGAGAACGAAATCGAAGCCTCACACAAGCGCGTCTTGAACTTCATCCGTAAGCAGGGCGAAGCCGGAGCCAGTAGCACTCAATTGGCCAAGTCTTTGCAGGGCATGAAAGCCCGCGACCGCAACGAGATACTTCAGACGTTGCTGGAGTCCGGTGACATCGTGGAGGATGTCATCTCCAAAGAAGGACCGGGGCGTAGCCGTAGGGTTTACAGGCTCAGGAAGTGAAAAAAATCCCCGGAGGAACTTACGCTCAACTCCGGGGCAACTCCCTTACTGGGAGACTCTCTCAGGAGAAAAACAAGAGATAGCACAGGCCGATCTTACCCCCTCGGATCGTTGCCTGCAAGCCACTCCACGTACCACAGGGTTTTACGGGCATCTTGCTCCACGGCATCCTTATGCCCAAGCCGCCAGAGGTAGGCAATCGCGGTACCCTTCAAGAACCCCCGCCACTCCTCCGGGGTCAGGGCTGACCGGATGGCATCAATGCATTCAATCTCACCCTTCTTGTAGTGCGACGGATTTACCGGGTCCATTGTCGGTTCCTTTCTTCTTGGCCTTTCGTCGAGCATGCGAGAGTTTGGCCATGCGTTGGTAATGCTCTCTAGGTCTTCGCTTCTTATCACCTGAAGCAGCGCTTCCACCTCGGCTTCCGATAGTCGCCAAGTATCTTCGGACTGCATCTTTAACCTCGCTCATTTTATTCCTCTCAAACTAGTCAATTCTTGCGTCAATGTCCTGATTTCACGCTCCAGAACATCTGCTTCAATCCACAATCCCTTTGCCCTAATGTCCTGCAAAGACTGGCGCACTTGATTGGATTGGCTCTGGCCGTAAGCCCATGGCGCAGCCTTCAGCTCGTTCGCCCAAGCGCCCGGTTCGCTAATGTCGTCGATCATGTCCCATCCCCTCCAGTTCTTTAGTGACGGCTTCGATCACGTTGTCCCACGGTGAAATCATGTTCTCGCGCGAGAAAATCTTAATGCTCGGATACCACGCGCTCATGTCGCCATTCTTGTTGCCCCAATACCAGAGCTTGTTGGCATCCATCAGAAGCACCTTACATCCCAAGGCCCCGGCGAGATGCACGGTCGAGCTACTTACGGCAACGATGACATCACAAAGCGAACAAAGCGCAGCCAGCCCTTCAAAGTCCTTCACTAAGTCCACGCCCGTCGTCACGATGTTCGTACCATGCGCTCGGTTGAACTCCTCCACGGCATCTCGGCTGCTGCCATATTGCAGGTTCAAAATCTGATACTCGTCCTTCAAGAAAGGCAGCATTTCTTGCAGTTTGACCGACTTGTGCGGCCCGATCTTGATGGCGCTCGACGCCCATGAAATGCCGACCGTCAGCTTGTCTTTGGTAAACCCAGTCTCTGCGCGGTACTTCTCCACCAGTTCCGGGTCTGCCTTCAGATACTTGCGGGCAACGTGCGTGTGAATGTCATTCAGTTCGTAAATAAAGCACCGGCCTACGCTCGCAAACGGAATGTGCGAGTCATGCAAATCTGCCGGGACTTTCTCAAGGTGCGAGATGAACGTGACTTCCGGCATCGACCGGTTGAAGATCGTCACCAGTCGCGGGTCCACCATAGCGGTTACTCGGTCCACGTTCTTGCGAATCGCCGGGAGCATGGAGGCATAAATAATCTGATCGCCAATGCCCTGCTCGCCCCATACCAATACCGACTTCTGCTCAGCCCCTAGATTCCATTGCGGCTTATTACTCTGTAGCGGTCTGCTCTTGAACCGCTCGCTATTCCACCGCCGCTCATACAAAGGCCAACCCGTCTTGAAGTCATTCCGTTGCAGAGCAAGTAATCCCAAAATCCAGTTCGCATTGGCGTTGCTCGGGTCAAGTTCATTCGCTTTTTCAAAGTCCTTCTGCGCTTCATCCCAGCGGCGCATCTCCCAATTGCATGCACCACGCTGAACAAACGCATGGCCGTACTTAGGATTGATCTCTAACGCCTTCGTAAAATCCACAATGGCAGAGTCGTACTTTTGCAGCTCCCCTTTCACGATGCCTCGGTTCACGTAGTCATCGGCATCCAACTTGCCACGGCGTTCTGCGGCATCGTAATACCGCTCGGCCTCGACAAAGTTGCGCTCAATCTGCAAGAGCCGCGCCTTAGCCCGGTAGGGAATGATTTCCTTCGGCGCGAGGGAGATTGCGTAGTTACATAAATCCATCGCCTCGCCGTACTTCCCGGCTTGGAACGCTGCCTCTAACCTTTTAATAGCTTTTGCGTACTTGTTCATATTGTTGCTGCTACTGCCATCCATTCGCGCCCGTACTCCACCTCAGTCCAGTCCTTAAACCATGGACCGCCGCGCGTCATGTGTACGCCAATCGGGTTCGGGCATTGATCTCGGGTGTGCCAACCTTCTAGGTAGTTATACGCAATCGGCAAGTGTCCGATTACATCGTCGGTCAGCCACTCAAACCTGTGAAGATACGCGGGAGTGGCGACGTTGACCAGTTCTGGCGTGAGCCGCTTAACTTGTTCATGCTCGCAGTTAATGAACATGAAACTCGACCAGTTCTTGCGGGGGTAGTTGTGCTGAGGTTGGTTATTCATTTTGACCGTTTCGGTCGGCCTGTAATCGTGCGGTACCACGAAGCACGCTTTTGCCCCGTCGGCGTAGTCAAACAAAGTCGCAATGTCCCCCCGGAAAAGAAAATCGCAGTCGCAAAACAAGGCCCAGCCGGAATACCCCGCGAGATATGGAGTCAGAAACCGCGTGAGGCTGAACTCCGTAGACGCGAGCGTATCGACCGGACGCCAATAGATGCCCTGTTCGCGCAGCTCGCTTTGCTTTATCGGGACAATCTCTAACGGGATAGATGAGTGCAGCCTGAGCGAGTGAGCGCATATCTGATAGGCAACGTCCTCGCGGCTGTCCCACCCCACAAACACTTTAAGCATTTAAGAACGCCTCCTTACGAGCAGGGCCTTTGTAGTGCAGGATGTACGGCACTTGACCCTCAGTCATCCGGTCGGGCAGGCAGGCGTAATCTGCTTCGTGCATCTCACCCACCAGTTCGGGATAAAGCATGTGTGAGTACACCTTGAGCGCCTCTTGATCGCCATACCATTGCTTAAAGTTGGCGTTCATAAAGCCCATCAGAATCGCAAGCCCCTTCCATGCGTGATAGTTCTTCGTCACCGTCGCGCAGCCCAAGTAGGGATACAACGTGCCCAAAGGGATACCGTGGTATTGCTTGAATACCCCGTCCCGCTGCCCGCCATTGAACCCTACATCACGGTCAAATGAGCGGCGGCAGAACACAATCTCCCGGTCATCCAGAATCGCAGCCGGATTCACAGGCAGCATAAAAAGCATATCGGTGTCGATATACATCGCAGGGCGCATGATCTTCGCCTCCGCAAAAGCGCGGGTGCGCCAGTACATAATTTGTTTAACGTCGCCTTTTGAAATCTTGCGCTCTGAGACACCGGGCACTTCCGGCGTGGCATCGTCGGTGCACATGATCACTTCAGCATCCGGCATCACATCCCTCAGCGAAGCCACCATCTTAGTCGGGAACGTAATGTCGTCGCCCACATGGAAAAAAACAAACAGGCTCATGCGTCCTCCAGAGGATCTCTCAGCATAATGGTCGAAGCGCCTGCCGGGGCAGAGTTATACTTGAGTAACACTTCCGCTGCTCGCTCAAGCGTTTGCTTGCGAATCAATACTGCGAGCTTGCAGATGACATGCGCGTTGCTCTTTTTAGCCGCCGCACCCAAAGTGTCAAACTCACGCGCAATCTTTTCCACATAGTCCCACTCGAAAAGCTCCAACTCCCCATCGGGGCTGATCTTGCACCAGACTTTTTCATCTTCTTGGGCCTCCGGTTGAGAGATGTAATCAAAGTTAGTCGGGTCTAGTTCGCTCATAGCTTCCTCAGCACCAAAAGTTGCGGGTAGTAATTCATCTCTGCAATCTCAGCGCGTAGGTCAACGCACCTCATTAAGTGATCCATCATTGTCAAGATGGCTCTGCGGTCATTCACCGCAGCCGGATCGAAATGCGTTCTGAATTGCTCGGTATAAGACGGGCTATAAGTGCAGCCTAAGTCCTCAATGATGTAATACCCACCGCTTCGCACCCACGGCCAGCAGTTCTTGAACATTTCCACAATCTGCTCAGAGATATGGCTTGCGTCATCTATAAAGAGGTCAAATGGCGCGTCTTCGGGCTCGGGCATCTTGGCAGGATCGCCAATCACAATCTGCACGTTATTCAAACCCTTGCACAGATTCGCGCACTCGGGCCTAACGTCATAACCCACTATCGTAGACTCAGGTAGATAATGCGACCACATGTGGAGTGACGCGCCACACGCTACACCGGCTTCGGCAATCACAAGCTGAGCCGTGCGTCGGTTGTCGCCTTGCTGCGCGCAGAGAAAGTTAATCAGCGGTTCGTAGACTTCGGCATAACGATGCTTAATCGTGCCTTTGTCGCTGCCGTAAAGATCGGCAAGGCCCGTCAGAGACATTTCCAGAAGGTTCACCTCGCCCGTATTAGGTAGGTATTCCTCGGGCGGCACGGTATCCAGATAGCGGCGTACTCCTCCGCGAGCGTTGGGGTCGGTCATACCTCACCCCTCGCCCGAATTGCAGACGCGCAGTCCAAGACAGCGACATTCCGTTCGTATGGGTTTTCTCTGTCTTCCATTTCTTGGCACAATTCAGCACACGCCTCCCGCTCGGCGGCGGCAATCCGTTCGGCAAACCGCTCCAACTTCGTCGGCTCTTCTTGATGCTGGTGCGAGCGCATCAGTATTCCGCAGTCCCATGCGATCTGCACAATCTCGTCGCGGGTCATCGCGGTTTCTTCTTTTGCTTAATGAAACTGCTCATGTCAGACGTTGCCGCACGGGGATGAAAAGAATCCCAAGCAAAGTCTCGGTGCTGATTGATTGTCAGATCGCCGTCCGGGCTGTTCATGAGCCGCCATATAATTTCGGGACAGCTCGCCGTGATCTGTTTCGGATTCGGTTGGTCAGGATAAATCGTAAATGTATAAGGCAACTTAGCCATCACTCTTCTCCGTAATACTTCAGCACCAATCGAAACGCATCCACATGCCGCTGCAATTCGCGGATATCTTCGGCTTGATTGTTGTGAAAGATAGCGAGCGTTCCACCGGCTTTGCGGCGCTTCAGATCATCACGCAGACTTTTCAACGTGTCTTTCAGATCAGCGCGCACGAGCGTATTCATGCCCTCAACACAAAGCTCGACTTTCATAACAAACTCCCGGCGGCATACCCAATCACAAAGACAATCAAACACAACATGATTTCGGCCACCATCGCTGCGCCAGATTTCTTTTCATGCTCTAACTTCAGAAGCTCAATCTCTGTCTCCAAGTCAGAAATCCGCTTCCGTAGCCGGTCCTGCGTGTATTCCATCTGTCTCACCAGTAATGCCCTCCAGTTCTGCGGCGGCTGCACGCCCAATTCGGCGGTGGCACGCTCGCCCACTTTCGGTTGATATCAGCTCTCCATCTTTCAATCAGAGTCTTTAGCCAGTTCATCCGGGTCGGTCCTTTGTAATTCCATTTCGAGAAAGCGTATTTCTTTTTGCTTTTGAACAATCTGCTCCCAAAGTTGCTCTACGCGAGTCTTTTGATGCACCCTTCGGGTAATTCGCTCGTCGGGCGCTTCGTCGTCCTTCTTCGACTGCATCGCTTAACTCCTTAATCAATCGGCGTACCTTTAAGACTGTCTGCCGTTGCCGCTTAGTGGCGATATAACGTCGCACTTCGATGGGGCCAGACTTGCGGTGCTTACGCGAGCGCAAATAAAAACATCGCCCCCGGTGCTCCGTCCCACACTCGGGGCAGCGCACCACTTTCTTCGGCTCCAAGCCGTAATACTTTCTAAACTCACTCTCATTCATCGTCTTGCAGTTCGCACTCGTCAAAGTCCTCGCAGCCACACTCGGGGCAACAAGGCTCCGAAAAAGTCTCCATCGTCACGCAACCCCAATACTCCACGCGCTCCTTCCATCGGTACTCCCCCGGCTCGGAGAACGTCGCCTTACAGCGTTGGCATTGGTAACTACTCATAAAACCTTCGAGAGAAAGTGATTAAACGCCACTAACGTCCGCTCCGCTTGTGCGACTGCGCGCATAATTTCCTCTTGGGCGGCTTGTTCTAGCTTTTGCTGAACCTCGCTATATTCCCGATACGCACGATCCAATTCCTGTGATTCTGTTTCGTTGTCCATGTGCTCTCTCCTGTAGAGTGCTATTGAAAACAACCCGCTTGCTTAACTTACGCCCTCGCGGGATAGAGCGCAAGCCCCTTGAAGTTG